TATTCCTTGCCATTAACCGGCTTCGATGCTGAAGTATTCGTTAATGCGGCGGGAGCAGGGGACAGTCCGATCGCCAATCTTAAGAGGGCAAGCTTCTACATAAAGAACAACCTGACGAGGATCCCTGTTGTTAGGACGAGCAGTGCAACTCTTCTCAAGTACATCCTCAAGTCTAGGAGAGAATTGGGAGGAGAATTGACCGTCTACGTCGAGGACAAGACGCAGATAGACTACCTACTTAACGCTACGCCCTTGGACATTAGAATAGACCTTGAGAAGAGCGGCAATACACCCTACTTCGACTTTACCGGCGCCAAGATAGACATGGGCAACTTGACGACTAGACTGAACGAAATACCATGTGAGATATCCTTGCCATTCACGGCGACTGGAATCTCAGTGGGTTAGGTGGTGACATGAGAAAAGAAATAACCCTTAAGAAAGAGGACTTTGGTTCTGAATGGGAAGGCAAATACGTCTTTGAGACTATGAGCTGGGGAACAAGCAACGAGATAACGAGCGACTGTACCTCGATCAACCCGGCGACCAAGAAGAGCTCAGTAGACCTTAAGACGCTCCAAGCCAGAATGCTTGATGCAACCTTAGTCGAGAAACCTAAGGGCATAACTCTAGACGTCCTGATGCAGAAGGACGGCATACCGATGGTCCTAGGAGAATTCCTTATGTCGGTAGCAGACCACGTCAACGGCTTCGGTGAAGAGGACAGAGAAACACTAAAAAAATTAAAGCGGCGATGGGGTTTGGAGTAGGTCAGCCAGACCTAGCCCTTTATAGACTCATCAAAGGCGGGGACACAGGCCTCAATATCCGACTAGCAGACCTCTTAGACAGGGAGATGGAAGTACCTAATCTAAGGGACCTGATAAGGAGCTTCTTAACCGGTCAGAAGCTCAAGGTGAAGATTAAGGGTTTACCGGTCCCTCTAATAAAGAGGTTAGAAACGATCCAGAGAGAAATAGACGAGCAGATCCAGACCGAAATAAACAAGGCAAAGAGGAAGACAAACACATGAGTGAAGAATGCGATGTAGACTTTGACCTTAGGGTAGAGAATGTTCAGGAGGTCCTAAGGATCCTAGACGGCTTTCCCGCTTATGTACACGACGAACTCTATACCTCTATGGAAAGGATAGCATCGGAGAAGGAAAGGGAATTGAAACAGATGGCTGGCTGGACGGACAGGACAGGACACTTCAGGAGAAGTCTATACGTTGCACCGACCTTCGATCCGATAGGGATAGAATTCGGTTCTTTCGCCGCCTACGGTTTTTGGGTCGCTAATCCCCACGGCACTTGGAGTCCTACATGGTGGGAGGAGTGGATCGAGATTTGTGTCCGTCAGATGGAGGACAGGTTACTAGGGGCATTGGATAAGATAATCAAGAAATTCAACACGGAGTATGGTACCTAATGGGGATGTTAGAAGGAGGCGGAGGAGGAGGCGGTCCTACCCTATGGATGGCAATTGCCGCTAGGGACAGGACAGGGGACACGTTCGACAGGGTAAGCAACAAGGTCAATAAACTCCAGACGATGTCGGTCAGGGCGATGGGCAAGATTGGAAGTCTAGCCATGTCCTTCGCGACACTAGGCCGGGTGACTGGTCTTCTAAATGAAGAGCAGGCTAGGACCATAGGATTAATGGGTACAGTAATAAGGATCTTCACTACCGGTTACTACGTGGCCAAGACGATCGCGACGGCGGTCACATGGGCTCACAATGCCGCCTTGACTTGGGAAGTGGCCTTAATGACCCTCGGCATAGGAGTAGCAATTGCGGCGGCTGCGGCTATAGCGGTTCTAGCGATGCAGACTCAGAAGGCGGCAGACGCTCAAGGATCCTATAACGCCGAATTGGAGAAGGGGACTAAGATGGAACAGAGAAGAGCGGCTAATCAGAGACTAGTACGGAGAGGCGAATTTGAAGAGGTGGTAGACTAGGGATGCTAACAGAAAAACAGAAATTGGCATTACGTTTGAGATATAGAAAGGATCCAGCCTATTACCGGTTAAAGCAACAGGGTTATTATCATGAAACACGGAAAGAGATTATAGGCCTATTAGGAGGGAAGTGTGTGCAATGCGGTTTCAGCAAGGATTTTAGGGCTTTAACGATAGATCATGTTCACAATAACGGTTCGGAAGAAAGAAGAATATTCATTAAATTGAAAAGTTTTGGGGTCAAATACTATAAACTCATTCTAAAAAGGATCCAAGAAGGTTCAAAGGATTATCAGTGCCTCTGTGCAAATTGTAACCTCATTAAGAAAATTGAACAAGATGAATGTAGGAGAAAGAAAGATTGACAGTCAAGAATTTTACTGTCAAGAAACGTCGGGGTGTCTTAGGCGCTTACGATAATGCGAGTGGACAACTTATATACGGTGGGTCCACGAACGAGGGAGGAGTAAACAGTCTAAATTGGGACGACGTAATTCAAGCGGCGATCGATCACGTTGATACTTCTGGCACCGTCACCGTTGAGGGGATAGATTTCAAATTCTCTCTGGACAATGGGGTTAACATTCCCGAAGGGGTAACGGTCTACGAGAAATTTCTTGGGAGGAAAGTGACTTATACCCAAGGCAAGGGGGAAGGTCATTATCACGTCGCCGGGGACATAAGTTCAGGCACCCTCAATCTGGATAGAATTCCTTCTCATAGTTCTGCCAAGCATACCGAATCCTATGCTCCGTCAAGCCATTATCACTCATGCGCAGAACTGACAGACCACGGTAAGACCCTACATGATCTACTCGACATCGATGCTGGAAGCGTGGAAGGTTCAACGGTAAATCAGATTCGGGACCATGCCCCAAAATCTCACGCCAATGAAGCTCATAGTAAAACTTTCATTGAAGGTTCTGAGGTTCCAACTAATGAAACAGATCCAACTATTGATGCCACATTGAAGGGAGTAACCAAATCCCAAATTCAGGATCACAGTCCTAAGGCACATGAACATGTCGAATCTGAAATTACTGATCTAGTTCACGATGCCGTCAAGATTAAGGGGAAGGAAGTAGATGACTCTGGAATCGGGGACGGCAAGAAGCTTGGTTATAATGTCGCTTCTGGGAAGATAGAGTATCAGACTGGAGGAACGGGAGGAATGGAAGTTCATGGTAATGAGTACCATGAGCCGGACTTTCTGACGGGAGAAGTTGATCCTTCTGTCGATTCGACCCTGAAGGGTGTGACTAAGGCCCAAGTTCAGGATCATGATCCTAAAACTCATTCCCATCCAGAATCCGAAGTTACAAATCTGGTTACTGATCTGGCCTCTAAAGAAACACCTTCCGGTTCACAGGCGAAAGTGGATGCCCATAAGGATCTAAGCACCGGGATTCATGGTGTAGGAGCAGGCGTCGTTTCTAAAGTCGGGGATATAGCGGTTGATTCTAACTTATCAGTTGCTGCTCAAGACGCTGTATCAAAGAAGCATACTCATTCTAATCAGACTTTACTGGATTCTTATACCCAGACGGAAGTTAATTTGGCCGATGCAGTTTCTAAAAGACATAGTAATAGCCTAGATCATTCTCATTCTAACAAGACCCTTCTCGATTCCTACACCCAAACAGAGGTTAATCTTGCTGACGCCGTGACAAAGAAACATGTTCAGGTTCATGGAAGTGGAGATCATACCGGGACTATTGGAACCCCTACTCAGGTCGGTCTAGCAAACGTTACTAATGATTCTCAACTTAAACGGGCGGACGGGGATTTGAATTCATTTACCTTAAAGGGGACACCGGTTGCAGCAGATGTTCTTCTAGTAGAGGACAGCGCTGCTAGTTTTGCTAAGAAGAAGATAACGGTTGGAAGTCTACCCTCAGGAGGAGGAAGTGAACTTGAAACCGTGGTGGTTGCTACTGCTGATACTCCTAATACCACAACCACTTTGGCGGATGCAACTGGCTTAGTCTGTGCATTGTTGGCTAATTCAACTTACATTATCGAGGGGTTCATTGTTTGGAGTGCAAGTGTGGCAACCGTTGGAATCAAGTTGAGTGCGACTGGTCCAACAAGTCCAACATTATTAGCTGGTCACTTCATAACGGATGCGACTAATGGGACACCAGATAGTTCTTCATTCAACGCTAATGATGTAACGGTAACTACTTCAGCTTCGGCATTTACGGTTGGAAACGTAGCGGCATTGCATTGTATCGTTAAGACTGGAGCTAATGCCGGCAACTTCCAGATCAGATTCGCCGCTGAAACAACAGGTACAATCACGATAAAGATAGGTTCTACTCTAAGGTGCAGGAAAGTGGCCTAATGAGTCTGACAGTCCCTACTATCTCGGTGACCGTCGGCGGAGATACAATAGCGACAGCAGAAATACTCTCCTTAACCCTGCATTTGGGTTGCACGACTGAAGTGTCCTCTTTTGAAATGGTTATGGATAATGGCAATCCGGATTATAACATTGGCGACTATTACCCCGGAGGAAGCAAAGAATTCACTCTAGGCGACGCATTCGTCGTCAAGCTGAAAAGGGGTTCAATCACTGGAAGTACAAACCCGCTTCTAACCGGCAATGTCGAGGTGATAGACGTTCTGGATGAAGCCGAAGAATTTAATTACCGTAACGTCGTCATACTCAGGGGAAGATGCAAAGGCCTTCAACTCTTCGCTAGAAAGTTTAATGGTGACCTGATAGACCAAGTAGGAACGGGGTACAAGGCCTTCAAGAGAACGGCAGGAGAAGCTGAAAGCCTAATCGCCTTTCTAATCGACAACTATACCTCTCTGTCTCATACCAGAGTGAACAGCGCTATAACCGCTCAGGCCGCCTCTGCTCAGAAGGATGTCAGCGTAACGGATGGAACCAAATTCACGGCCGGCGACCTAGTCAAGATTAGGGATGGAACGACTTGGGAGTATAATAAGGTTGCAAGCATTGCGACCAACGTCTTAACCATGACCAGTAATTTAGTCAATACCTATGAAAACACCGGGTACGTGGATCTGGATCTGATTAAGGACACCAACACGAGTTATACGGAAATGCTGTTCAGCCATGAGACTATTTTTGACATTATCAAGTTCATAGCGGACACCGCATCTACTTCTGGCGGAGTGATAGGTTACGATTCCAGAGTAGAGTACGACGGTTGTTTCGCCTTCGTCTCCAAGGGCAGCATAGCAGAACCCTATAACCTGACGGGAGAATGTCAGATTGAAAGGTACATGGAAAGCATCGAGGCGGTGAAGAACAAGATCACGGTCTATGGGAAGGCTGAAGCGACTAAACCTTCAAGTATAGATGACTGGTGTGAGGGTCTAGAGAACGTAGTGATGACCGATGTCGTAGAAGATTCTACCTTGTCAACGGACTATGTTCTGGTCTCAACTAATACCTACTCACAGGCCGGCCGTATGCTGGGTCTCAAGCAGGTAAAGATATCTGTCATGGTTGACTTAATAACGGATGGCGGTTATTATAAGATCACTTACCAAATCGGTTCTGCCGCTCCGGTAACGATAGTCGAAGACCAAGTAATAGACTTTGATGCCTATGAAGAAAAGACCCACGATGTTTCACCTAGTGTCTGGACTGACATTGGTGAAGCCTTGACGGTCAGGTACTATATCAAAAAGATTGCTGCAACCGAGTATAAGGTCTATGGGAAAGACTATAAGGCGTACTGGGATGCTATCGAGACCGCTTTCTGGGGCTGTACCGGGACCGGCGTTAGCATGGGAGTCTCTCAGGCCACGAAATACGCCGGGGATGCCAGCATAGACCTGATTATGCCGTCGACTACCTATGGAAGCCTCTACATCAACTTCTTTGAATTCTTAGGGGAATACCTAAGCCTAAGTAAGCTTCAGAACGTCAGGTTTTTCGTCCTCATAGAAGACGTGGTCAATGTCCTTGGAACTATAAGGGTCACATTAACAGATTCGAATAATGTCGACGCTTACCAAGATGTCGCCATTACTAAAGGATCATGGTCCGAAGTGAACCTAGCGACGGACTATAAAAGTAGGGGCGACTGGACTGTAGGCGCCGGTTTCAAGTGGGAGTCGATCAAGAAGACTGACGTTAAAACGTCTGCATCCGCCGCCGCGACTTGGTACATGTGCGTTGACGAGTTCCATCTGGCCTATGAGAGGTGGGGAGGAGGAACGGATAATGCGGCGGTTGACGGCTTCGCCGAGGATGTTGCTGACAGCCAAGCCAAATATGGGGTAAAAGAACACGTGGTCATAAACGACATGCTCCTGAGCAATGAGGAATGTGAGGCTAAAGCCCAGTCCCTCCTAGCTTTCATGAAGGATAAAAGGATAACTTTAGAAGTTGAAACCGAAAGTCTAGACTGGGGCGACTACGCCTTCACGCCCGGAAATAAGACTACTTTAGTGACCGGGAAAATGGGTTTAAGCGATGCCTACCGAATAGACTCTATCGACGTGAGAATAGATTCTAAAGAGAATAAACCTCAATTCACCTTCATCCTAGAGAATACCCCGCTTAGGATGGCTGACTATCTCCATGGTCTAGCCAAGAAGGTTAGAGAATTGGAACGGAACTATGCTGAAATCAGGTAACCGGTTGGCAAGGTTTAAATATTCGCTTCCCCTTTAGGGTAATAGGGATAAAATGGATCCAATAGCAGAAACATTGTACGCCTTCTATCAGGCCATAATTGCTAACCCCATCGCTCGGGGCGCCTTATTTGGTCTGGTCAGATCGGGTACTGGCTACATACAGAAGAAATGGAAGGAAAAGACCGGATCCGAATTCGACCCGAAGGTATTGGGCACGACAATAGTGAAGTACGAAGTAGCGGTTAACGCCCTCGCTGTCCTGATACCAGCCGAATATGCCGGACCAGTCGTCGTTCTCGCAGACATTATCTTCTCGGCAGCCAAGAAATTGAAGAATGGGACTTTACCAATTTCTCCGTAGACCCATACACTTCAACCATCCCTCATTTTTTATTGTCTGTCTGTCATACACTTCTAGGAACAACCTTAAATACCGGTTTAGACTCCCTGTCCTTATAGAAGAGGTGTCTCAGATGGTTAACGAAATAAACATGGGAAGATGGTTGCTCCGTAGGATCATGCTTAGACAGGGATTCACCGAGATGGAAGTAGCCGAGGCATTGACGGAGGAAAAAGACTGATGGTTAAAGAAATCCGTGTAGTGGGGTTAGGTGTACCCTGTCCAAACTGTGGGATTAGAATGGACTTGGTGAAGGAGACTAAATGTTCATCCGATTATTCTTACGAGAAATGTCCAAAGTGTGGATATACTGATAAACTCCTGCCGATGAGCGAGAAGCAGTTCCTTGAACTGTTAGAGAAAATTGAGGAACAGATAGCAGGCACTCATCAGTTCACCGGAGGACAACTCGACGAAATAATGGAGCAGGTTCATGACAAGATTAAGGAGGCCCTTAAGAAAAATGAGCAGTAGAAGAGTGGGGACGCCGCCGGTTGTTCAATCCCTCCTTTCTCCCCATCTTAAGCACCTCTTTGTCGGCGACGTTCCCCTTCTATACCCACTGAAGAACGTGGGTAAACAGATGGAAATTGAATTGTGGTTGGGGACAATCACTTTAGAAACTAAGGACCTTAACCTTACCCCGATCATGAAGAATGTCATTCTACGATTACCGGATATTGCTCAGGGGTATATAGTCTAATGACTAGCCAAAGATGCCCGGTCTGTTCTAAGGATGGGAAGAAAGGCAGACTTAGACTTAAAGAGGATCAGGATTATAAACAGACTCAGTTTAGGGGTACGATGAACAAGATCTGGAAGTGCAAGAAGTGCGGAAAGGAATACATCAAGGTGAGTAGGTCATGGCGGAGAGCATAGATCAAAACTATATCGTTTCAGAGATGATTAAGCACCGTCTAAACGAGCTCCTATTCTCCTTCGATCCACTTCATCTGGAGTATAAACTCTTCAACATGGCGGTAGAGGATTTTCTTAACTACCTCCGTTACACATGGTCCGTAGAACTTCAGGAGTGGATGCCCGCCGAGGTTGAGGACAATGATCCTAGTCCTTCCGAGAAATTAAGATTCCTTATCTTCAACTGGTTAGAGAAGGATCCTAAGTCGGCCAAGGAGGAGTTGGATGCTTGGGTCAGTCTCTGGTTCGCCAAATGGAAAGAGAGGATTAAGGTCCTATTCGGTCCAGAAGAGACTAATAAGAATATCGAACATATTCAGAAGATGGTCCATAAGGGTAGCAGTATGATGGGCCACGAAGAACTTAAACAATTCAAAGAACCTGTCCTCTTCACCTTCATAAGCCAAGGGGAATTAGCCGGGACTGAGATTCTTACTGACACCATTATCAAGAGAGAAGCGGGGAAGCTTCGACACGCCCCTAGGGAGATAAAGGAGAAGGTACAATTTCTGAACACCTGCATGGTGGAAGCAAGGGCGCTAAGCCGGACTGCAGGGCATTTCATATTCGTCTCGGTAAAAGACTTTAAATGGAGGGTTGAAACGAATGGATAAGAAAATATTGAGAATGGTTTATACCAAAATCTCCAGTGCAAGAGAAGCGACAGCCGGATGTGAAGTCCTCGATATACCACAGGTCCTAGAAAGATTAGACGAGGCCATAGAAATATGTGGAACATTTAGAGACATGGGAAATTTGGGTGCCATTCAGATCACGCTTGGGGAAATAAGGAAGGAAATCAGGAAGGTTAAGGTCTATGGAGACCGGCTTAAACCGGATCGAGAATTGTGTGATATCCTAAACGAGATGCTGAAGGTGCTAGGTTGAATTTGAACAAGGTAACTTTTCCGCTCCTTTTCTGGTTAGAGTGGACCATCTTCCATCTTTTCCTAATCAGCATAGTAGAGGACTTGGTGACGAGAATTGCTCTAGTCATCCTCTACGTCTGGGTTATGTTAGGCATTATAGTCATGGGAAGAATCGAATATGAAGGAAAGAAAAACCTGTAGGTGCGGAAAAGTATACTGGGTCAGTCCGCCTAAGAAGGGAGAGGACGCCCTAAAATACGAACTGAAATACACCCTATGTCAAAGGTGCCGCAATAGACTTAACCAGCAAAGACAGGATCCTAGAAGGAGTTTAGTCCAAGAGGTCAAGGACGACAACTTGAAACAGGACATTCAAACCTTGGTCTGGTTGGAGAAGAATAGACCAGATCTAGTTGGGAAACTCAGGTTCAAGCCCAAGAAACGTTTAAATAGGAAGGACCCGCTTAATAAGGATAGGTGTCTGGTTACTTGAAGAGGATAAGACTATTCTTTGTTCCAACCCTTATTATCCTGTTCTTAATAGGCTGGTTTCTTTACTATGAAGGGGACAGATAAGGAATGAAGGCCGCAGTATTTTATGGGACGTACGGTCATTGGACTCAATCCCTTTTGAATGCTGGTATTCCATTGGCCTATCATTACCAACCTAGACTCGACATCGACCCGGATAATGAACAGGCCGGTTGGATTAGCGATCCCCTAGCGAAACAGATCCTATTCATGAATTTTCCAAATGTTGAATTTAGGCCTCCTTCCGCGAATGACGAACCCTATGACCTGATAGTCGGTTCGCCTCCTTGTGTAGGTTTTTCAAGGGCTAATCCCAAGGCCAGACCAGATCATCCCCTCAACAAACACACCTTCAACTTCTTCAAGTGGGTAGTCCTTAACGGACCCAAACATTTTCTGATGGAGATGGTTCCGGGCATACTCAAGTCAGGAGATCCTATCCTCGGCCCCGGCATATTCAGTCAGTGTCTCAATCTTATCAGGAATTATTATCAATGGGATTATGCCGTCATGAACGCTGCCGATTATGGAGCTGCCCAGACCAGAGAACGTCTTTACATCTGGGGACGGAGAAGGGGTCAAGAACACTTGGAATCCCCGTTGGCCACTCTTGAGAAAAGAGGATGTTCATCTATCCAAGAAGTCCTTAATCCAGACTTAATTAGGTATTGGGATGGAAGAAAACCTGATGGTAAACAACTTCTCAATCTAATCGGTAAGAATGGGAAGAGGATTGCTGGCGCCTGGGGAAGTCTTACAGAAAAGAAGATTGGAAATAGGACCCTTAAACCGGATGGTCTTATGTTTACCATTACAAGTACGAGTGTGAGGGACTGTCTTCATTACTCGACTCAACGCCTTCTATCAATACCCGAATTGAAAGTCCTCATGGGCTTTCCAGTTGGCTACTTTATCCCTCCAGTCAATGCGGGTTTAGCCTCTAAGATTGTGGCCTCGGGCGTGGACATCAGATTCGCCTCCTACTTACTGGAACATATCAAGATGGTGTTGGAAGCATGATCTATTCGGCGACAGTCAAGGAATTGAAGAAGGGACAAGTTCATCCTAATTGGTGTCGGGTCCTGATAACCAAGGGAAGAATACCTTTCGGGTGTAAGAAGAAGATTGACATAGACGCCAGAAGGTTATACCCGAATGAGGGTCTCATTGTCGAA